CGTGCTTCAAGCTACCATCCGCAATATGCACAAAGATATCGACTTCAGCTTGCGAAAGACTTTTGACCGATTTGAAGACTTTGAAGGTAACGAAGAAAAACGAATGGAAATTTTTGAAACGCTAAGCGTTCTAAACAAAATGCACAAGCTCCTTGACGAGTTTAGTGCTCACAACCAACATTTATTTGATAAACAGGATACACAATAATGAAACAATTCGTAGGCAAGGTACACACCTCAAAAGTACCATTCATGGATGGCGAAGTAGAAATCAAGAAAATCACAGTAGGTGATGTTAAAGCTATTGAAGCCAAGACCAAAGAAATTCAAGCTCGTGCAGAAGAAGATCAAGACCAATTAGAAATTCTGCGCTTTGTAATGCGTAGGTCCGTTGTTGGAGCGGAAGACTTAACGGACGAAGAGTTCGAAGGTTTCCCTATTTCTGAATTGACTGCTCTCTCTGAAAAAGTAATGGGTGTAGCTCCTGCTGGTGAGGCGGGAAACGCATAACAGATGCTGACATGTGGATGTGTGAACTAGCATTCGCTCTTAAAATGCCAATGTATCAGTTAGAGGATGAAATGCCACAAGAAGAGCTATTAATGTGGGCCAAGTTTTTTGAAGCTAGACCTATTGGTTGGCGCGAAGATCATAGAGCCGCAATGATTATTTCTTCAAGTGGAAACACAAAAGCAAAACCTCATCAGATATTTTCTAGCTTAGCTCAGATACACAAATGGGAAGAAGAAAGACCAGACGAAGAACTTATAAACAAGTCTTTACGAACCTCCGTATTTGGAGCGATGTTAGAAACCGCACTAGAAGAAAAGAAAGGAAAATAAGATGGCAGGGATAAGTATTCGAGTAAACAATGTAAGCAAAGAGTTCACGCGTTTAGAAGCCGAACTAATGAAAGAAGTAAATCTTGCCTTGCGTGTCTCATCTTTTCAAGCATATGCAGCATTACAACTGGCAACCCCGGTGAAAACCGGGCGAGCTAGAGCCTCGTGGAATTTATCTGCTTCCGCAAATAACTTTTCACAAGGAAATGGGTCTATAGGAACAATACTTCCTCCTAGCTCCACTAAATTTGACACTTTGTATTTGTCTAACGGTGTCCCCTATATCACCGACCTAAATATGGGAAATTCACAACAAGCCCCTGCTCGATTTATCGAGAAAACCGTATCACGTTTCTTCAGCCCTAAAGGCGCTGTCGTAACAGTTAAATAATTCCCCGCCCTCGATGGTGTCTTCTGCCCAGAATTGGTAGCCGATCCATCGGGGGTCTTTTAATTTAAGCAAATACAAGGATTAACATGAAACACGAACACAGCCATAAGGAGAGTTAACTTTGTCTATAGAGTTAGAAATTAAGTCGAACAGCCAACAGGCACGAACAGACCTCCAAAAATTAAATGGTAGTGTTGACAAAATCAGTCAAACTACTCAAAATGCTACTAAAACACTCCAGCGCCTAGCGATTGGAGCAACAGCAGCATTTGCGGCCATTGGTTCTGCCAGAGCTATCACAAACGTAACCGACTCCTACCGACGATTAGAAGCGCGTATCGCACTTGCTACTGATGGGTTAGAAAATCAAGCTAAAGTATTTAAACAATTAAACGCTATTGCACTAGAAACCCGTTCAAGCCAAGAAGGGCTTGCCGATCTGTACTCTCGTATTGCAAGAGCAACAAAACAATTAGGAGTAGAACAAGAGACAGTAATCCAAGTAACTCGTTCTATCTCACAGGCTATTACCATCTCGGGTGCCTCCGCCGAATCCGCTAACTCTGCTATCGTACAGTTGGGTCAGGGTCTTGCTGCTGGAGCACTACGAGGACAAGAATTAAACTCCGTAATGGAACAGACCCCAGCCGTAGCGCAAGCAATTGCTAGAGGCATGGGTATTACTATCGGACAACTCCGTGCGTTTGCCAACGAAGGTAAGCTTACCGCAGAAGCAGTAGTAAGCGCTTTAAAAGACCAAAGCGCTGCTATCGATTCAGAGTTTGCTAAAGTACCCCCCACCTTCGCTCAAGCCTTATTAGTCTTCGGGACAGGTGTTGGACGAATTGTAAACGAACTCGACCAAGTCTTTAACTTTACTAATCGGATGGTAAACGGGTTGCTTAATGTAGGCAAAAGCCTTAATGCCTCTGCAGCACCTTTTGCTAAACTGGTTGCGGGAATAGGAGGCGGCCTTGGAGGCTTTGGACTTATTCTTTCAGAACTTGGAAATGTCTTTCGAAGCGTTGGTAAAGTAGCAATAGCTTTTGTTAAAATAGTTGCAGCTGCATTTGAAAGGCTAATCCCTCTTGAGCTCTTAATCGCAATACAGAGATTGAAAAACTTTTTCGTAGTAGAGCTTGTTAGAGGTACCGGAGAAATAGTTAGATTTTTAACTGTAATAGATGTTGCGCTATTTAAACTAGCATCAAGTCTAGACGTATTTAGGGCAGGATTTGAACGCTCTCTTCTTAGCAGAGGATTTCGAACAGGTGCAGTAGGGCTTATAAGCGCTATTGGTGATATTCAGGCCCAGTTTGCTTTGTTTGAAGCAGGTATTATTATATTCGGAGCTAATCTTGAACGAGGAGTAAGAGTTGCATTTATTACTCTTAATACCTTTTTTGGTATTGTAGAAAACAGCTTTAAAAGAATTATTGTTGAATTCAGCGAATTCAGAAAAAACTTTGACTTTGGGCTAGTATTTAGTTCCGCTGCTAAAGAAGTTGGAAGATTACGCTTTATCGTAGATACAGTAGCAGATGTAACCTCTAGGGTTATTGGTTCTTTTAAACACGCCTATATCGAAATTGTAGGTAATTCTTGGTGGCCAGACACTATCGACGGTGTAATCAACTATGCTAAAAAGATTAAAACGGCATTTGCGCCTATAAAAAGTTTCTTAGATGCAACAGTAAGTGTGTTTGCTAATACCTATGACATAATACGCAGAATACTTACTAACGCCAATAGCCAAGAGTCTATCTTCTACACTGAAAGAGGGAAACGTAATTTTCAAGTAAGAATGGCATTACTCAGACTTAGAATAAGATTTGAAAATACATACAAGGCTATAGGAGTTGCTATTGGTAGAGTAGGTGACATACTTGATAAATCCACTACTTCTATGAGATCTTCCTTTAAAAAGGCCAGCGGAGAACTTGGGATCTTTCTAGCAAATGCGGTAGAAGCTTTTGGAGGTTTTAAGGCTATTTTCGGCAGTTTAGCTATAGCATCTGGAATCAAAGTATTAATAAGGGTTAACCCGATACTGGGAGCCATTGCTGCCACTATTGCGGTTATAGCGAGCCTTGTGCGCCTTGGCTTCATTAACATGGATAGGTTCAGATATATTTCTGAACTTACAAGTGATGCGGTAAGCTCTATCACACAAGAAATGGACCTATTAAATGCAGTAACAAAAGCTGTAAGCTTTTCTAAAGGGTTTCTAGCTCCCTTAGAGACTATTGGTCAAGTAGTAAGAGAACTCGCTAGACCTTTAGCTACTGCTTTCTCAGATATCTTTGGAAGCACCCTATCTGCTGGAGCTGTTGCTGCTATATCCATTCTTAAATTCGGAATTCCGGGCGTAATTGTGGGCATAGGTATCCTATTTAGCAACGAGCTATTAGGTGGCGTAGATGCAGTTCTTAATACTTTCTCTACAAGCTTCTCTGGAGTTGTTGGAGCTATCGCAGAAGACTTTGGTCGAATAGCTGAATCTTTCACAGAAGCTTTTATTCAACAAATACCTAACCTAATTAGGATAGTTAATGAAGTAGGTGCAGGTGTCCTGCGCGGTTTCTTTGATAGCATTCCCTTAATTGGAACAGCAATTACAAGTATCTTCTCCTTAGTAAATACATTAACAGCAGGATTAGCGTCTACGTTCGTAGGCGGCGCATTAGCCTTCTTGTTCTTTGGCGGTAAGCTTAGCACTATTGGTTTAGCTATCTCAAACCTTTTTCGAGGAATTAAAACTCTTATTACTGGCACCTTTGTTGCTACCGGTCCAAATCTCTCTACTCGTATTTTCGGGAGCTCAGATAGCCAAGGCTTGTTATTAAAAGCAAGAGGTTTCTTTGGTAGTATGGCAGGCGCTGCGCGTCTTGCTGTATCCCAAATTAATCTGGATTTTGTAGGACTCAGGGCATCTATAGCCGGTATATTCTCCGGTTTTAGCTTTGCTAAGATTAAGGGTGTTATCTCTAATATTATCTTTGGTAAAGGTGGCCCAGCTGCTGCTACTGCTCAAGCCGCTGCGGGAGCTGCTGCTGCTGCAAGTGCTGCTAATGCCGCTGCTTCTAAAGTAGCAGGTGCATCCCCGTTTGCTAAAGGCGGTATACTGCGTAAGCTTATTTTTGGAGCACTGGGTGCAATTACTTTACTCGGTTCAATGGGTGCTTTTGCAAGCGATGCCGAAGGTATTGTTTCCGGTATTAGCCTTGGAGAAGTTTTTGAATACGGCTTGATGGCCGTAGCTATCTTTGGAACAGGGGGCATTATTGCCGCCGCGGGTGCAATATTATCCGGCGTTGCAAGTGTAACCGTAGGAGTAGTAGCAGCTTTCGGTAAAATCTCTCTTGCTGCTATTAGTGCGGGTACTACCATTTCTGCCGTTGTAGGAGCAGGACTTACTGCTGCCTTGACTGCAGCAGCTTACACAGTACTTGCCTTTGCTAAGGTTGCGATAGTTGCATTCAGCGCTTTATTTATATTTTTGATAAAAGGCTTAACTGCCGTATTGGTTCACCCTGTATTTTTAACAATAGCAGCTATCGTTGCGGGTTTAACAATTATTGGCGGTATCTTTGGTGCTCTTTTCTTTGGTAAAGGGGATGGCTTCTTTAATAAGCTAGAAAACTTTGGTGTTAGAATAGCGGACTATTTCGGTATTATTAACACTTTTGTAGATGAATATGAGCGTAAAGGAGTCTTTGATAGAATCCTTGGCGATGTTGATTTGTCTCAAGTAAGCAAATTAAATGACTTACAAGTAACTCCACAAAGCCCTCAAGATATCATTCAGGAAAGCGGACTAAACCTTTCTGTTTTAACTGGAGGAGAGTTTGAAAAGCTTGTAAGCTCAAGCTTAGCTGTTCAAGATGCTTCTTATGACCTTAGAGATCTGCAACAAAAGGGTAACTCAAGTCAAAGGCAAATCTTCCGAGTTGAAGAAAGACTTTTAACCGCTACTCAAGAAACTAACGCTATCCTCAAGGCAGTAAGTGAAAGACTTAGCGAAAGAGGCACAGAGCTAATTGAAAGCGGCACTGAAGATACTTCCTTCGAAAAACAGAGCCAGACTCTTGTTACTACCTTCTTGAAACCTTTTGGTTCTGCTGTAGATATGTTTGCAGGAGTTATTACTGAAGCATTAGAGTCTAGAGGTCTTAGAGGTCTTGAAATTAATTCTTCTGCTGGTATACAAAAACGAGAAGATGACATTCAACAAAGCGAGGGCTTTTTAAGCGCAGCAGTTGCGGATGAATTAGCAAATAACTTAGAAAGACTTAATTTTCTTCAATCCGAGTTTGCTATTGAAAGTGGGAATCTAATCAGAGCAAGGATAGGTGCTGCGGAAGCAGAACTTGCCGTTCTTCAAGAAAGTAACATTGAAAACAAAGGCAATGAAGCACGTAGAATAGCAAAAGATATTCAAAAAGCAGTTTCGGATGGCATAGAGAATGTTCAACTGTTTGGCTTTGCGGAAAGAGCATCGAAGGCACTAGAGGCTGTAGGAGTAGACTTCTCTAGAACAGAACTTCTAGCAGTCCCTGATTCTCAACGTGTAGTTATCAATGATCTAGTAGCTCAGTATGATAAGGCCGTAGAAAGGTTTAATAACTCTTCACGGGATAATATCGCTGCTAACTCAGCCTCCGTAGCAGAACTTGCTAGAACACTAGCTTTGTCTGCGGGTAGTCAATCGGATAGATTCCAGACTGCAGTAAGCGGAGCTGGTCTAAGAGCAGATAATGAGCAGTTTGTTAATGCGGATGCAAGTCAACTAAAGCAAATTAAAACAACTTTTACAGACATTGCAAAGCTACAAGAACAGATATCATCACTAGGTGGTACTGATCTCATTAGAGAGCAAGAGCTGTTTAAACAAATTCAAAAGCGAAGAAGAGAAGGAGAAGCAATTCTGGCTTCTACTCGTAGCTTATCTGTACAGTTGGCTGAGTTGTCTATAAGTCAAACTGCTATAAGCCGTCTTTCTAACTCAGGTATAAGCACTCTTTTGTCTAATAACGCTAGCATTGCGAAGCTATTAGGTGAGCAAGGCACTCTTACTGCGGATCAGGTTGATCGGTATAAAGAAATCAACAGGCTTGTTAAAGAGCACGAAGACTCTAATAAGGCAATTCTCACCAGCACAATAAGCATTGGTGAAGCCTTAGGCCAGTCTGCTGTTTCTCAACTACAGCTTGCCAGATTCTCTGCTAGTCAATCTAGCGCTCTTATAGAAAGTCAAGGTAAGATTGCGAAACTTCAATTAGAGCGAGATACATTAGGCTTAGAGGAAATAGAGCGGTATAAAGAAGTTAACAAGCTAATAGCTGATCAATTAAGACTGCAACAAGGTCTTACCCTAGAAAACCAAACTTTTTCTGAAAAAGTAAAGCAGTTAGGCTCTATTGGTATTAACTTAGATTTAGTTGAGTTTACTAGACAGACTGAAGAAGTACAAGCACACCTTCTACAATTACAAAAATCTGCACAAAGTCAAGCTTTAATTATTTCTGACCCTAACTCTAGTGAAGCTGAGATACTAGCTGCTGCGAGAGCACAAGCAGAGGTAAATAAACAAGTAGACCACTTTAATGAGCTAATGGCCACATCGGCATCAATTAGTGAAACATTCCGAGAAGGATTTGCTTCTGCATTTAAGGATGTCATTACTGGAGCTGAGTCAGTCGGAGATGCCATCTTAGGCTTGCTAACTAAAATTGGTGATCAGATTCTTGATAAGAGTCTCTCTAACTTTACTGATAGTATATTTGGTGGCAAAGGCGAAGGCGGTTTTGGCGATCAAGTCGGAGCAGCAGGCGCAAGTATCACAGGCCTATTTGGTAAAAAAGAAGGAGAAGGTGCAATCGGCGCTGGCCCTAATGGCACAGATGCTCTCCCTCTTTCAGTTAAAGTTGTACAAGGTGCTGCTAGTGGAGCTCTTAGTGATGCTATCTCTCCATTTTCAAGTGATGATGCGTTAAAGCCCGAAGATGCGGCTACGCCAATTACGGATAAGATCGATCCTCTCGCGGGATTAGGAGATAGTGCCGGTGAAGATCCAGCAGAAGCTGCCAAAGAAACTACGCTATCATTAGGTGGTTTAACTACTATGGTAGACCAAGCCACAGGAGGAGTACTTAGCTTCGGGAGTAATATCCTTAGCTCTATTGCTTCTATCTTCGGATTCTCCACCTCGGCTATAACTGGTGCTGCAGCTACATCTACTGGTGCATCTGCTGCGGTTAGTTTCACAGGTGCCTTAACTGCGGCTATTGTTGCTCTTGGAGTCT